CAGAAAAGATTGACGGTGCCATAGCGACCATCATGGCTCTTGACAGGGCCATCCGCTGCGGCAACGACACCAGTGCTTCGGTTTATGACAGCCGGGGCATTTTGTTTATCTAAAGGAAGGACGGTGATCTTACATGGGTATCTTATCAGGGCTTTTCCGTTCCAGAGACAAGCCGGAAAACCGCACCTCCGGGAGTGCCTTCAGCTTCTTCTTTGGCGGCAGCACCTCCGGGAAGTGCGTCAATGAACGCTCCGCCATGCAGATGACGGCGGTGTATTCCTGTGTGCGTATCCTGGCTGAGGCGGTGGCAGGACTTCCCCTGCATCTGTACCGCTATAAGGAGGACGGCAGTAAGGAGAAGGCACTGTCTCATCCACTGTATCTCCTGCTTCACGATGAGCCAAATCCGGAGATGAGTTCCTTTGTATTTCGGGAGACACTTATGACCCATCTTCTCCTGTGGGGAAATGCCTATGCCCAGATTATTCGAAACGGCAGGGGCGAGGTGATCGCACTCTACCCTCTTATGCCGGACCGGATGGCGGTAGACAGGGACGTAAACGGGCAGCTTTACTACGAATACACCACCAGTACCGATGATGCGCCTACGGTAAAGGGGAGCATTGTCCGGCTGAAGCCTTCGGATGTGCTGCATATCCCAGGCCTTGGCTTTGACGGTCTGGTGGGCTACTCTCCCATAGCGATGGCCAAGAACGCCATTGGTCTTGCCATTGCCACAGAGGAATACGGCTCCAAGTTCTTTGCCAACGGCGCACAGCCAAGCGGTGTGCTGGAGCATCCGGGAACCATCAAGGACCCGCAGAGAGTGCGGGATTCCTGGATGAGCCAGTTTGGCGGCTCTGCAAACAGCAATAAGATCGCCGTGCTGGAGGAAGGGCTGAAATACACACCTATCTCCATCTCGCCGGAACAGGCACAGTTTCTGGAGACAAGGAAGTTTCAGATCAATGAGATTGCACGTATTTTCCGTGTGCCTCCCCATATGGTGGGCGATCTGGAAAAAAGCAGTTTCTCTAACATTGAGCAGCAGTCACTGGAATTTGTGAAATACACGCTGGAGCCCTGGCTGGTGCGCTGGGAGCAGTCTATTCAGCGGACACTTTTTTCTTCAGATGAAAAGAAAACCTACTTTGTCCGTTTCAACGTGGAAGGGCTTCTCCGTGGAGACTACGCCAGCCGCATGAACGGCTATGCTGTAGGACGGCAGAATGGCTGGATGAGCGCCAACGATATCCGGGAACTGGAAAACCTGGACCGCATCCCTGCTGAAGAAGGCGGGGATTTATACCTTATTAACGGCAACATGCTCCCGTTAAAGGACGCAGGAGCTTTTGCAAATACAGAATCAGGGAAGGAGGAAAAATCCGATGAAGAAGTTCTGGAAGTGGAAGAACAGAACGGTGACGAATCAGGAGAATCAGACGGAAACAGCGGAGAGGACGCTGTTCCTAAACGGCACCATCGCCGAGGAGAGCTGGTTTGATGATGATGTCACACCGCAGCTTTTCAAAGAGGAGCTGATGGCAGGAAGCGGCAACATCACGGTCTGGATCAACAGTCCGGGCGGCGACTGTGTGGCCGCAGCCCAGATTTATAACATGCTGATGGACTACAAGGGAGATGTGACGGTAAAGATTGACGGCATTGCTGCCAGTGCAGCTTCCGTCATTGCTATGGCAGGCACGAAGGTGCTGATCTCTCCGGTTGGGATGATGATGATCCATAATCCTGCCACCATTGCATGGGGCGATTCGTCTGAGATGCAGAAGGCCATTGAAATGCTTGGAAGCGTGAAGGATTCCATCATCAATGCCTATGAGATCAAGACGGGACTTTCCCGTGCAAAGCTCTCCCATCTCATGGATGCGGAGACCTGGATGGATGCCCATAAGGCGATGGAGCTTGGCTTTGCCGATGGGATTCTTGGAAGGGCTGACCTGCCGGAGGATGTGGAGCCGCCAGCAGTCACCATGCTGTATTCCAAGGCCGCTGTGGTGAATTCCCTGATGGATAAGATCGCAGCAAAGTGTGCCACAAAACCGAAAACTGAACCTACCGGCCGCAGCGTAGACAGTCTCTACGAGCGGCTTGATTTATTGAAGAATTAAGGAGGATTTCGACGATGACTATTTTAGAGCTTAGAGAAAAGAGAGCAAAGGCGTGGGAAGCGGCAAAGGCATTCTTAGATTCCCACAGAAATGACAAGGGTGTGCTGTCTGCAGAGGATGATGCCGCCTATACCCGTATGGAGCAGGAAATCACCGACCTGGGCAAGGAAATCTCCCGCATGGAACGCCGTGAGGCGCTGGATGCCCAGTTAAACCTTCCGGTAAACCAGCCTCTGACCGGAAAGCCCTTAAACGGCAGGGAGACCGCAAAGACCGGGCGTGCTACGGATGAATACCGCCAGAACTTCTGGGACATGATGCGTTCCAAGACTCCCATGCCCCAGGCGATCAATGCCCTGCAGATTGGCACGGACTCCGAGGGTGGTTATCTGGTGCCGGATGAGTATGAGCGCATCCTGGTGGAGGCTCTGGAGGAAGAGAACGTGTTCCGTCAGCTGGCCAAGGTGATCCGCACCTCCAGCGGTGACCGGAAAATTCCTGTAGTGGCTACTAAGGGCACTGCTTCCTGGATTGATGAGGAAGGGGCTTATTTGGAGAGCGATGATTCCTTCGGTCAGGTATCCATCGGGGCTTATAAGGTGGGTACCATGATCAAGGTATCCGAGGAGCTTTTAAATGACAGTGTCTTTGATCTGGAGGCCTACATCTCCCGTGAGTTTGCCAGAAGGATCGGCGCCAAGGAGGAAGAGGCCTTCTTTACCGGTGACGGTTCCGGCAAGCCTTTAGGTGTGCTGGCAGCCGCTGGCGGAGCGGAAACTGGGGTGACTGCTGCATCTGCCACGGCTATCACTGCCGATGAGCTGATTGACCTGTTCTACTCCCTGAAGGCACCTTACCGCAGAAATGCTGTATGGGTGCTGAATGATTCCACCATCAAGGCCATCCGCAAGCTGAAGGATAATCAGGGCCAGTACCTGTGGCAGCCTTCCCTGACCACCGGTGCGCCTGACCTGCTCCTTGGAAAGCCGGTAAGGACTTCTGCCTATATGCCTGCCATTGCAGCGGATGCAAAGACCGTAGCCTTCGGTGATTTTAGCTATTACTGGATCGCAGACAGACAGGGACGTTCCTTCAAGCGTCTGAATGAGCTGTATGCCGCAACCGGTCAGGTGGGCTTCCTTGCCTCCCAGAGAGTGGACGGCAAGCTGGTGCTGCCGGAGGCCATCAAGGTGCTGGCACAGAAGTCTGCGGGCTAATGATTCATAAAGTGGGCGGCATGGGAAACTGTGCCGCTCTTTATTCTGGAGGTGAGGATGATGGTGACGCTGGATGAAATGAAGAATTATCTCCGGGTGGATTATGAGGATGATGATGCTCTGATTGAAAATCTCATAGCTGCCGCAAAAAGGCAGTGTAAAGACATTCTTCGTACAGATGATAATGCCGATCTTGAACAGGCTGAGAATGGAAAAATCGCTGTCATGTTTACAGCAGCCTACCTGTATGAGCACCGGGAGGAAGCGGACCATCATGCTCTGAATCTGACGCTCCGGGCTCTCCTGTTCGGTAGCCGGAAGGAGGGGTTCTGATGGATGTGGCTCTTTTAAACCGGAAGATTCTGGTGCAGAAAAACGAGGTCACGGTGGATGCCATTGGAAATCACCTTAACAAGTGGGTGGATTTCTATTCCTGCCATGCCACCATCAGCGGAGAATCTCCAAACGAGAGTACTTCTGCCGGAACGGTGGTGGATAACACCAAGGCAGACTTTACGGTAAGGTGGTGCAAGGCTGTGTCGGAGATTACGTCTGACGGATATCGGGTTGTGTATGCCGATGAGATTTACAACATTCTTGGCATTGATCACCAGAATTACAAGAAGAAATCGGTAAAGCTCAAATGCCAGAAAGTGAGGCGGTGAGGATGGGAAGAAATGTGCAGATCGGTGATCTGGCGGATGTCATTATGGAGACTTTGGAGGATTATGCTGATCTTGCCGCTGAGGATGTAAAGCAGGCGGTCAGGGAAGCCGGAGATACGGTACGGGATGAAATCCGCACTCATGCTCCGAAGGACACCGGAGAGTATGCGAAAAGCTGGGCGGTAAAAAAGAGGAAGGAAACATCCAACAGCCTGACTGTGGTGGTGCATTCCAGGAACCGCTATCAGCTGGCGCATCTGCTGGAGTTTGGCCATGCCAAGCGGGGCGGAGGCCGTGTATCTGCTCAGCCTCATATCGCTGCTGCAGAAGCAAAAGGTATGGAACAGCTGGAGGATGAAATCCGGAAAGCACTGGAGGGATGAGATGGAGAGACTGATTTCAATCATTAAAGAGATGGGCATTCCTTATGCCTATGACCACTTTGCAGAAGGGGAAGCACCGGACCCACCCTTCCTCTGCTATCTGCTTCCGGAAAGCGACAACTTTTCCGCAGACGGGAAGGTATATCACAGGATCAGTGAAGTGCGTCTGGAACTGTACACGGACTTCAAAGACCTGTCTTCA